TCACACCTATCCCGTTCAAAGTGCCCCAAGGCACGGGCGGTCAGTGGCGCGTGAGCGCTATCCAGGTGTCCACTGGCGGCACAATCTACTGCAAACCGATCAACACCCAATAAGCTACTTTGGCATTTCCATTCTGGATATGCCGATGCCACAGTGCAGGGCAATTTGTTAACCGAGATCGGTGACAACCTTGTGCAAGCAGATGGTGGTTTGATGCTCTCATAAAAGGATTTGTAATGGCAAACGTCAAAATTTCCCAGCTCCCATCGGCAACGACCCCACTGGCGGGCACGGAAGTTTTGCCGATTGTTCAAGGTACTACGACTAAGAAAGTCACCGTCACTGAATTGCGGGGTGGCGGTGGCGGTACGGTGACTTCTGTTGCTACCGGCACCGGTTTGACCGGCGGTCCCATTACCACAAGCGGTACGATTGCATTGGCGAATACTGCGGTGACTGCTGGCACATATACTGCCGCCAACATCACTGTGGACGCCCAAGGTCGTATCACAGCGGCTGCTAACGGCTCTGGTGGTGGCGGCATGGTCTACCCCGGCGCTGGCATGGCTGTTTCCACTGGAACGGCGTGGGGCACCTCAAAAACTACCCCAGCAGGTAATGTGGTCGGCACAAGCGATACGCAGACTCTGACCAACAAAACTTTTGGTGATCCTGTAATTTATTCCGCTGGCACTGCTGCCGCCCCCGCTATCACCACCTCGGGTGACACCAACACGGGCATCTTTTTCCCTGCTGCTGACACCATTGCATTAGGCACTAACGGCTCCGAACGCGCACGTATCACATCCGGCGGGGATTTTGTTGTGGGAAGAACAACCGCAGTAGCCGCAGGAAAAATTACTGTTGAAGCAGATACAACAACGCAAAACCCACTGGCTGTGAGCAACAGCAGATCGTCAGCAGCAACGGATTACTCAGTTTTGTTTATCCGCAACGGAAACCTTGTTGGGTCAATTCAAACTTCCTTGTCTGACACCACCTATGTCTCAACTTCTGACTATCGGCTGAAAGAAGACATCCAGCCAATGACGGGTGCTTTGGCAAAGGTTGCGTTGCTCAAGCCTTGCACCTATAAGTGGAAAGCCACTGGCGCTGACGGTCAGGGTTTTATAGCCCACGAACTCCAAGATGTTGTGCCCACTGCGGTTGCTGGAGCAAAAGATGGTTTAAATCCTGACGGTTCAATTAAGCCACAAGGCATTGACACCAGCTTCTTGGTAGCAACCCTCACAGCCGCCATCCAAGAACTAAAAGCTGAGTTTGACGCATACAAAGCAACCCATCCTTAAGGAACCACCATGACAACTTACCTCTGGACAATTCAACAAATGGATCGCCTGACTGCTGACGGCTTTGTGGTCACAGTGCATTACAACGTGTCTGCCACTGACGGCACATACAGCGCCAATACCTACGGCACTGTGGGCTACACAAAGCAGCCCGGCGAGACATTTATCCCCTACGACCAATTGACCGAAGCCATCGTAGTTGGCTGGGTGCAGACAAGCCTTGGCAAAGACACCGTTGAAGCCAGCTTGCAAAGCCAAATTGACGCACAGATCAACCCCGTACAAGAGTCGGGTGTACCTTGGAGCACAACATGAAAGTCTGGACCATCGAACAAATGCAGTGCTTTCCCAGCGTAGACGGCAAGCAAAATGTCGTCTATGTGGTCAACTGGCTCTTGACAGCCACGCAAGGTGAGCATACTGTTCAAATATACAATACGACGAACCTTGAGTACGCTGCCGGTTCGCCGTATACTGAGTACAACAATCTGACCCCCGAGCAGGTGCTTGGATGGGTTAAAAACGCACTCGGCAATGATCAAGTGCAAGCCTACGAAGTCGAAGCTGATGAAGCCTTGGCTAAGAAAGCAGCACCACAATTGGCTACGCCCGGTTTACCTTGGGTAAAACAGGAATATGTACCAATCAAACTGTACTGATGCAGTCCATCAGGAACTCTAACGAGTAAACACATGACTGAAGAAGTCCAAGCCCTAGCGGAAGTAGACTCCGCGCCAACCACGGATGTGACGGCCACACCTGAAGTTGTTGAAAGTACGCCGGAAGTCGCTGATACCGCAACTGAAACCACCGCGAGTAAAACCTTTACTCAAGAGGAATTGGATGCAGCCATCGGCAAACGCCTCGCAAGAGAGCAACGTAAGTGGGAAAGAGAACAAGCACAGCGTCAGTCTGAACAGCAGACGCTAAAAGCTGCGCCAACGGCCAGCGTTGATCAGTTCGAGTCTCCTGAAGCCTATGCGGAAGCACTGGCCCTCCAGAAAGCCGAAGAACTGATCGCTAAACGCGAAGCCGCCAAACAGCAATCTGCCGTTCTCGAAAGCTATCAAGAGCGTGAAGAAGCTGCGCGGGACAAGTACGATGACTTTGAACAAGTCGCCTACAACCCCAAGCTGCCGATCACAAACGTGATGGCCGAAACGATCCAGTCTTCGGACATTGGACCTGAGTTAGCGTACTACCTCGGCTCCAACCCAAAAGAAGCAGATCGCATCTCACGCATGACGCCATTGAGCCAGGCGAAGGAAATCGGGAAGATCGAGGCCAAATTGGCCGCAGAACCTCCGGTAAAACGAACCACGTCTGCGCCAGCACCTATTTCACCTGTCACCGCACGCTCATCTGGAGCACCGGCCTATGACACTACGGACCCACGGTCTATTAAGACCATGACGGATTCGCAGTGGATTGAAGCCGAACGTGCACGGCAGATGAAGAAGATGCAAGCGCAAATGATCCGCTAAATCTCTTTGAAAGGACTTTGAAATGTCTAACAGTATTCTGACCATTGACATGATCACACGGAAATCTCTGGAAATTCTGGAGAACAACCTTGTGATCACCCGCAACGTAAACCGTCAGTACGACGACAGCTTCGCTGTTGAAGGTGCCAAGATTGGTTCCACACTGCGTATCCGTTTGCCCGACCGCGCTCTGGTGACTGACGGTGCCGCCCTGCAAGTTCAGGACGACAACGAACAGTTCACAACCTTAACCGTTGCCAACCAAAAGCACATCGGCGTCAACTTCACATCCGCTGAATTGACCATGCAGTTGGACGACTTCGCTGAACGTGTGCTCAAGCCTCGTATCAGCCAGTTGGCCTCCAGCATCGACGCTGACGTTGCCAACGCATTTAAGACCATCGGTAACTCGGTCGGCACCCCCGGCACCACTCCTTCGACTTCTTTGGTGCTGTTGCAAGCCCAGCAGAAGCTGAACGAGAACGCCGCCGTGATGTCTCCACGTTACGCCACCGTCAACCCTGCCGCCAACGCTGGTCTGGTTGAAGGCATGAAAGGTTTGTTCAACCCCACCGACACCATCAGCAAGCAGTTCAAGAACGGCATGATGGGTACTGGCGTGTTGGGTTACGAAGAAATCAACATGTCTCAGTCGATCAAGCAGTTCACCACCGGTTCGCGTGACGCATCTGCCGCCACTGTGACTGCTGCTGCCGTGACCTCGGAAGGTTCTGCAACTCTGAGCTTGTCTCAAGGTTCCGTGACCACCACGATCAAGGCTGGCGACGTGTTCACAATCGCTGACTGCTTTGCTGTCAACCCACAGACCCGCGAAACCACTGGTTCTTTGTTCCAGTTCGTGGCCTTGGCTGACTCCACTGCCGTTGCCGGTACATGGACCGTGACTGTTGCCCCGATGTACTCGGCTGCGCACGCTTTGGCTACTGTGAACGCTTTGCCTGCCACGAGCAAAGCTGTGACCTTCGTTGGCGCTGCTTCCACTGCCTACGCTCAGAACTTGGTGTACCACAAGGATGCCATCACCTTCGCAACAGCCGACTTGCTGCTGCCACAAGGTGTTGACATGGCTGCTCGTGCCGTTCACAAAGGTATCAGCCTGCGCGTTGTTCGTCAGTACGACATCAACAACGACCGCCTGCCTTGCCGTATCGACGTTTTGTACGGCTTCAGCACCATCCGTCCACAGATGGCTTGCCGCATCTGGGGCTAAGCCGAAACGGGGGCTTTGGCCCCCTTTCTCACATCTCAATCTTGAAAGGAAATTATCATGGTACTCCCAAACGGCGCAGGCGGTTACCAACTTGGTGACGGCAACACAGGCGAAGCTCAACTGTTCGTTCAAGGCGCTCCCACAGCGCTGACCGCAGCAGCAACTCTGACCGCTGCTCAACTGGCAAATGGTCTGTTCACATACACCGGCGCAGCCGTCAACTTGACTTTGCCTACCGTGGCATTGCTCGAAGCTGACATCAGCAGCGCTGCTAAAGTGAACGCAGCATTTGACTTCCACATCATCAACATCGGCGGCACCAACGCCGCTACTGTTGTGGTTGGTACAGGCTGGACCATCGTTGGTACAGCCGCAGTCTCTGCCAACACATCTGGT